AATGCTGGGGCGTATACTCAAATAACAGTGGCATCTGGTGCGCCTACTTTGTACTACTATTGCACTAACCATAATTACATGGGTGGCACATCTTACACACCAGCGGCAGGAACGATAACTTTAATAACTACAGTTGTTGGTGGCAATCCGTCAAACCATCCTTATCATAATGTTGGTTCATCTAATAAATATGCTATCGATGGGTCTACTGCGACATCTGATGTCACACTTCTACTGACAGAAGGCAGCACATACAGATTCGATCAGAGCGCATCTTCTAATTCTGGGCATCCACTCAGGTTCAGCACCACAGCAAATGGAACGCACGCTGGGGGAAGTGAGTACACGACTGGCGTAACGACTTATGGCACGCCGGGCCAAGCTGGGGCTTACACCCAGATAGTTGTGGCATCTGGTGCGCCGACACTTTATTATTACTGCACAAATCATTCAGCTATGGGATGGACAGCCAAAACACCTGAATTGACAAGTTCGGGTGGCACTGTCCCAGTAGAGCTTGATGAGATCGCAACTGGTGTTGGTGGCTCTGGCAGTGCAGGCGTAGGAATTATCGAAGGATTGCCAGCAGCCACAGGCGTTGGTGGTACAGCATCTGTTGGCAATGTTGTTTCTGTCGAGGCATTCGGCTGGGGAATAGGCGCGTGGGGCCAAGGCGGCTGGGGCGATCTTAATGGAAGCCCACACACTGCTGGTCTGGGCGGCGTAGGTGCCGTTGGAATTGAAGGCATTTCTGCGGATGCAATAATCACTGAAACTGGAGTGGGTGGGTCGGGTGCTGTTGGCAACGAAACTATAAACGCAGACGGAATAATTAATGTCAGCGGCAATGACGGCACAGCAGCGGTAGGCAATGAAGAAATTGCGATTGACTCTAACCTCACAGTAAGTGGCTTGGGTGGCACTGGGGCCACTGGATCAGAGGCAGTGCGTCTTGTAACAACATGGGGCGAGGCAGGATATGGAACGGGTCAATGGAATTGAGGATGAATAGATGAGCTACGCAACACTCAAGGCCAATATCCAAGCGTTTTTGGAAGATGACTCGACAGAGTTTGTCGCATCAATTGACACGATCATAGCGCAGGCCGAAGAAATGATTTTTCAACGGTTGCCAAATATGCCGTGCTTTCGGCAGACATCTTCTGCGGCCAATCTTGTGCAGGGAACTGGATCATATATAATTCCCACTGCCCGAATGATCCGTCAGGTCTCAATAACTTTGGGAACTGGCGTTGTGGTTTATCTAGATCACAGGATTGATTCTTACATTCGTGATTTCTCGCCTAATCCCGCAACACAAGGCACCCCACGCATGTACAGCACAAATAGTGCAGGAACCGCTGGGACAGTTATTTCAATGGCACCAACGCCATCAGCAGTGCTGGCCTACAGCGTGGACTTTATCGCGCCTGAGACGGGCCTGAGTAACGGCAATCCCAACACTTGGATCGACACTAACGCTTCGACAGTTTTATTGGCTGCGGCTCTGTACGAGGCTTCTGCGTTTTTAAAAGCGCCAGAGACTTTATCTTTGTATAAAACCCAGTTTGACGAAGCCGTCCAACTTACTGTACAAGAGATGCAACGCGACTATGCAGCAGAATATAACGGAGGCATATAATGGCTATAGCACAAGCAATGAGTACGCTCTTTAAAAAAGACGTGCTTCTGGGTGATCACTCACTAGACACCAACAATATTTATGTTGCGCTTTACACAAGTAGCGCGACACTTAATGCAACAACGGATGGTTACATCACCGCCAATGAAGTCGCTAACGGCAATGGCTACACAACAGGCGGCAATGCACTGGCAAACAAAACTGTTGCTGAAAACAGCACCAGCGGTGTTTTTGATGCGGATGACCCACAGTGGACAAGCGCAACATTTACTGCCCGTGGCGCACTGATTTATAATAAGACTCTGGGCGATGCATCTTCAAACGCAAGAGGCGCGATTGCCATTTTAAATTTTGGCGGTGACTTCTCAGTAAGCGGGGGTACATTTCGGATCGTATTTCCTGCTGCGACCAAAGACAATGCAATAGTAAGGATCGATTGATATGGCTTCATCCTATGACAATGACTTACGTCTCAATGAGCAAGGCACTGGAGATAACAGTGGGTCATGGGGAACGGTCACGAACTTAAACTTAGAGATAATTGCAGAGGCGTTTTCTTACGGTACACGCGCCATTGCCAATGCTTCGACTGACAACATAACACTCGCGGATGGCGCTTCCGATGCTGACCGCAGCATGTACTTGAAACTAACTGGCGGTGGTCAGGCTTGCACAGTAACATTTCTGCCAGCAACCATCTCAAAGGTTTGGTTGATTGAAAATGCAACGTCTGCAACTCTGACATTTACCCAAGGCTCTGGAGCCAATGTTGCGGTTCTTGCTGGTCAAGTTAAAATGATCGCCACAGATGGAGCAGGATCAGGCGCAATCGTTTATGATTTGCTGACAGACGTAAATCTGGCTGGAACAACGGTGACTGACATTGTTACTGCTAACCAAGCTACGGTAGATGATATCGGGCTGAACGGCAAAGTCATCACGATGACTGGATCGGCTGGAGACACCGCAACGCTGACTGTCGCGGCTAATGGTGCCTTGGCAATCGCCACTACAGACGCAGCAGCAGCCGCCGCAAACATATCGATCACGGCAGACGGCACATTTACAGCCGTAGGAACAACCATCACGTTGGATAGTGCTGGTGATATCGTTCTTGATGCTGATGGTGCAGAAGTTTTTATTGCAGATGGCGGCACTACTATCGGTAAACTAGCAAATGATGGAGCAACAAATTTTACTATTGCGTCTATTGTCCAAGACAGGGATATTCTATTTCAAGGGAGTGATGGCGGCTCAGTAATAACCGCGCTGTCGCTTGATATGTCTGCTGGGGGCAACGCGCTGTTCTCTGGAACAGTCACACGCGACCTAACGCGAGGCTCACTTGACGTTGGCAATAGCTCTGGCGTGTCTGCACCTTTGGCTGCTGGTGGCGCTGATACTGTTCTTACCTCAAATGGTACAGATTTAAGTTGGGTCGCTGCTGCCAGCGGTTTTATGGGAAATGTTGTTACGATAAGCAACAGTGGAGTGACCACTCTTTCGGCTGCTCAGTCTGGTTCTTTGGTGAATGTAACAAACGCAGCGGCAATAATTAAACTTCCAGTTTCAGCGGCTGGTCTCTTTTACGGGATTAGAAATTCGACGACTGCTGAAACGCCCATTAGGGGCAATGGTAACGGCGTTTTTGTTAATTCTACCATAGCGCCAGTAAAGGTACTAGAAACAGACGGTTTTGTTCTCCTCGTAGGGATTGATAGTACACACTGGGCAGCAGATTACGATGTTCAATCTTCTTCAACATTAGTAAGGTATACAAACACGACGGGTAATAACAACTACTCTGTAACGCACACTACGTCAGCATTAACTACCGGCATGGCTATTTTTATATTTGGTGGACTGCCAAAAATGGGCTATGGGTCTACAAGCGGCAACTCTGGCGGCGCGGTTTATTTTTCTGCTGGCGCGGCAGGCGCTGGATACTCTGAAAAACTAATTACGTCTTCAATACCGTCATCTCTAACTATTTCGGGTGATTATGTTAATACTGTGGCAGCACAAGTTAACAACCCCGGCACTGCTCAGAAACTTACTGTTGCTGGCACTGGAACAACTATGGTGTCCACGCCGCCACAAGGAGCGTTCGCCTACACCATAAACCCGCGCAACATGAACGCAACAGCGGGGTCGATTACTGGAGGAACTTTTAACGCAAATGGAGGCCAAGGTAGGGCATCGCCCGGCACGGCCTACAATAACGCCGACCTTAGAATGTCTGGTGGAGGCGGCATGGGTAGCCCTGCGGGGGTCGGCGGTAGAGCTTACAATGGCAATTCAAATGCTGGCACCAATTACATCACTGGTACAAACACTGTTTGGGCGTCAAACCAAGCGTCAGGGCAGCAAAAGTTTTCCCATGCTGGCGGCAGTGGAGGAAATGATGGCACTGCGACTGCGGGTGGTGCGGGTGATACCAAAGACTCTAATGCTGTGGCGTGGACAAATTACTTAGGCAAAGAATTTTTCTGTCCTGCTGGTGGCGCTAGTGTAAGGCCCACGGCTCAAGGGTACGCTTCTAACACTTATTTCGGGTCAGACAACCCTAACGGGTCAAATGGTCCTAGCGGGTCAAATTTTGGCAATACTCCTTCAGATTTAATACTTATGCAGGGGCCGGGAAACAGACCATTATTTACCTATACTACAGGTGCCCGCGGTGGAAACAATTTTGGCAACTTAGGCGCAACCCCGGCGCAAGTTGTAATAATTGACTTAAAAGGATAGAAATATGTCTACTGAAGACCTCTATGATGTTGAAATACTAGACTTATATTCTAATGGTTTGCTGACCAATGACAGGGTGATGGCAGTAACGAAACAACTGCTTGAAGCAACAGATTGGATGGGTCTTTCAGACACCCCCACCATGTCAACTGCTTGGGCAACGTATCGCGCAACTTTGAGGAATCTTGAAAGTTCTTCAAATTGGCCTTCTGTGCTTCTTAGCGAGTGGCCTCAAAAGGTGGTAGAATGAAATTAATTCCTCCAGAACTACTTTACAAGATAAAACTTGTTAGTGATGAATTAGAGGCTGCAAAAAAAGAAGTGATTCAAACCAACTTCAATACTCCTAATTTTGTCAAGTCAAACAAAGACATTATTGATGTGACCTCTTGGGTTAAACAAGTTTTTTTTGATAATGCCCGATATAAATGAGCGTGGTTTTGCGGCAGATAGGTGTAATGATGGATAAGCGCACAGTGGCCTCTGCCCACAGCAGAATTGATGATCTGAACGTCACTTCTGCATCTTTACGCACAGAGGTGACCATACAACACAAAGAACTGTTTACGAGGGTGAAGCGTTTAGAGGCGATTATGATTGGTGCTAGTGGCGCTATCATCTTAATGCTCTTGGCGGTGCTAACTAAAATGGGGTGATGAAATGAATATGACACCAGAGACGTTTGATAAACTCAAAATATTACCGAGATTAATGATGTTGGCTGTCACGGTGCTTACATATCAATCAGTCCACTGGTTCATGTCCATTCCACCCGATCTTGTCACCAACGCCCAAGCAGGGCTTGTCAGTGTCTGTATGGGTGCTTTGACGGGTTGCTTTGGCATCTTCATCAATGGTGAAAAGCCATGATGGCTTTATTGGGAAGTCTGCTGGGCTTCGGATCATCTTTTTTGCCGTCAGTGCTTGATTACTTCAAGGCCAATCAGCAGCAGAAGCACCGCATCGAAATGATGCAAATCGAGACAGAGCTTGCCCAAAAGCGGTCCGAGATGAAGCTGGTCGAGCTAGATAAACAAGCTGACATCGAAGAGACGAAGGGGTTGTATGCACATGACAGTTCTATCGACGCTGGAGGCTTTATCAACGCCCTGCGTGGGTCCGTTCGCCCCGTTATCACTTATATGTTTTTTGCTTTATTCGTATCCACAAAAGTCGTGATCATGGTTAAAGTGATTCAATCGGATGGAGACTGGATGCAGGCGTCAGAGCTTCTATTCGACCCAGAAACTCAAGGACTATTTTCGGCAACTTTGGCATTCTGGTTCGGAAATCGAGCAATCAGTAAATACGCAGGAAAAAAATGATATTATCTTCTGGTCAAATTGAGCAGCTACTGCATGGCAACAAAGACTGGAAGGCTTGGGAGCAGCCTCTGAAAGAAATTCTTGCCAAGTACCAGATCAACACGCCACAACGCATTGCAATGTTTATCGCTCAGTGTGGGCATGAGAGCCTAAATTTTACGGTGCTGGAAGAAAATCTGAATTATTCAGAAAAGGGCTTGAATGCAGTATTCCCGAAATACTTCAAAAACGCAGGACGTGACGCATCGCTGTATCACCGCGATAGTGAGCGCATCGCTAATGTGGTCTATGCTGATCGTATGGGTAATGGCGATACATCTAGCGGAGAAGGCTGGATGCACAGGGGGCGTGGCGTCATCCAGCTTACTGGAGCGCACAACTATTGTTTATTCGCAGAGGCCATAGGCAAGGACAAAGATGCGACAATTAAATATTTAGGCAGCAAGGACGGCGCACTTGAAAGCGCCTGCTGGTTCTGGAATTTAAACGGACTTAACAAATATGCTGACAACGGTGACATCAAGGGCGCGACCAAGCGGGTAAACGGCGGCTATAATGGCCTGTCTGATCGGGAGCATCACTACCACCGCGCAATGTCTATACTAGATGGATCATACAAGCCCCAGACAGCCCCTGTGCTGCTCAAGGTTGGCTCTAGAGGCCCAGAGGTCACTAAAGTGCAGGGGGCGCTTAATCTGGACGCTGACGGCGTATTTGGGCTAATGACCAAGGCGGCTGTCATGGATTGGCAACGCAGAAATGACTTGACTGAAGATGGGATAGTCGGCCCTAAGACTTATGCTGCCTTGATCGGAGAATAATATGCCGCTGCAACTGCTAAAATATAACGCTGGCATCGTCAAAGATACCACCGAATATTCTGCTGGCAAAAACGGCCCATTTTATGTTGATAGTGACCTTGTCAGATTTGTTAACGGATACGCTGAAAAAATCGGTGGTTGGGAAAAGGACAGGTTCTTTTTTTTAAATCCTGCCGGCAGTGCAATTTCTACCGAGGGATATCTGACAGGAATTGGTCGCAAGATGCTATCGTGGCGAGGTGTGGATGGAGTTGACCGAATTGTTGTCGGCACCCACAATCACCTATATATTATTCAAAACAACGCCATTTATGATATTACACCACTGAGAAAAACTACAAGCAATCTCTCCAATCCTCTGGTCACAACAAGCGGAAGTAAAATTGTGACTGTGACTGACAGTAATCATGGGGCCGATACGAGCGACTGGGTGGTCATAAATTCAGCAGCGGCAACGGGTGGCGTTACCGCCGACACTCTCAACAATCTAAATGGATTTCAGATCACTCGGATTGACGCAAATAGCTATACAATTGAAGTGCCAAGTGCTGCTACAGGAAACGCCACAGGCGGCGGCACAACTATTGATATAAAATATTTAATAGGTGTGTCTGGTGGATTGGGAACGCAAAGCTCAAGCCCCGCGCTCGGTTGGGGCGTTGGCGGCTGGGGAGAGGCTGGCTGGAACATGCCAAGATCACTTGCACTATCTCAGGTTAATCTTGAAAACTCTTCTTGGACATTAAATTTATGGGGTGAAGATGTCATAGCAACAGTTCGGGGCGGCAGAATATTTTACTGGGACACTAGCGGATTAATAACTACACGAGCATCTCTTGTTTCTGCAATATCTGGTTCAGCCTCTGTTCCTGCAAAAGTTAGAACAACTGTCGTAAGTTTTCCTGATCGTCACTTTATCGCAGCGGGTTCCAGCGCATACAATGCCTCAGACGGTAGCTCTGGCGTGTTTGATCCAATGCTAGTTCGCTGGTCTACGCAAGAAGACTTTACAAAATTTGCGCCAACAGCACTCAACACGGCTGGTGATCAGAGGCTTGAAGTCGGCACTAAAATTATCACAATGGTCAACACACGCGAGGAGACAATCATATCTACAGATGAGGCTGTATATGGCATGACCTTTGTGGGTGACCCATTTATATTTTCATTCAGATTATTGGGTACTGGTGTTGGCGCAATCGGCCTAAATTCCATGATTGCAATCGACGGCACGACATATTGGATGGGTAACAGGTCTTTTTATAGCTACGATGGTATCGTGCAGGAAATACAATGCCCAGTGAAGCACTTCATATTTGAGCGCATGGCAACTAGATTTTTTGACAAAGTTATTGTCGGCCACAACGTCGAATTTAATGAAGTTACGTGGTGGTATGCATCCGCAACAAACACAGATGCAAACCCCGAAAATGACAGCTACGTCACGTATAACTATAACGAGAAGGCGTGGTCGATTGGCTCAATGTCGCGCAGTGCGTGGCACGATGCATTTGGTGAGCGAGATAAGCCGTTTGCATTTTCGCCTGAAGGATTTCTGTACAATCAAGAAACAGGAACAAGTGACGATGGCGCGGCCATGAATGCGTTTATTGAAACTTCGCCACGCGAAATAACAGCGGAAGGCGAAAACCTGTATATGGTAGATCGAATTGTGCCTGACGTAAAAATGGGAGCGAATAGCAATTTGTCGGTCTACATGAACACGCGCAAATACCCAAACTCTACAGAAATCACCAAGGGGCCGTTTGCAATTACGTCAACAACTGAAAAAGTAAGCACTCGCGTCAAGGGTAGGCAGATCGCTCTGAAGTTTGAAAGCACTGGCACAACTGACGAATGGCAGCTTGGTGACCTGAGAATTGACACAAAAATAGCGGGGATGAGATGACCAAAGCAGCGCCACTAGCAGTATTAAGACTGCCGTCACCTCCACCCCAATATAATCAGGGCTTCATGGCGCGGTTGATCAACACAATGGAACTTGAGAAGCAGGCGACATATTTTGCGGCGTCTGTTGGTTTGAAAAATGCGGTTGACCAAGCTGAAGCTGCTGCGTGGTTCGTATCATAAATGTCAAATAATTATAAAAACGCAAAAATTGATCTGACAGGTACGGGCGCGACAGTTCTTTATACCACCCCGCCAGCGACCACCACACTTATAAAGTCGATCATAGTATCAGAGGACAGCGGCAATGCAGATACGATTACGGTGACGCTGACTGATGCGGCTGCATCACCCGCTGTATTTTCTTTGTTTAAAGTTAAGGCAATAGGTGCTAATGCTACGCTAGAGCTTTTGTCGCAGCCTCTAACTGTTGAAGAGGGCGAAATAATAAAAGTCACAGCAGCAACTGGAAATCGGCTGCACGTTGTGGCTTCACTACTGGAGATAACGTGATGGCAGTTCAGTATGACGCAAATAACATCGCCCTGACAGATGAGCGCGGTATTGCTCTGCAAGACCCCTACGGCACTCTGGGCGTGTTGCCAGCAGAGGACGGTATGGAGACAGTTGATGTCTACCAGATGCAGTCCCAGCCAGCCCCCACTCTTGCTGAAGGGATGCGCCTTCAAGACGTTTACGGCACATCTGCCATGCCGATGTATGAGTTTATTAAGCCAGTCCAAACAGGCACCCGCACGTTCTCCACTGTGCCAGACTTTGGTGGCACAACTTTTAATGGCGAACCAATGATGGCGTCACCCCGCAATGCAAACGCAAACTCGACTGATATGGGGCCAATGCAGATCGCGGCTGGTGGCGAGTTGGGCGGTATGATTGGCGGTAGTGTAGGTCGGTTCTATCTTGATCAAGCAGCAGGCGCTAAAAATTTTGGCACCGCATTAACCGCAGGCACAAAAGCATCGTTTGGCAATAAAATAAAAGCCCCTGTTATTGATGGGCCACAAGTTGGCTATGGCTACGGCGCTGGTCGGGCCATTGGTGGTCTTTTAGCGGGGGAAAGCGTGGGCGATGCAGCAAAGGGCGGCGTAAAGGCTGGCATTGGAGCGGCAATCGGAAATATGATTGCACCGGGACTTGGTGGGTTTATTGGTGGCGCTATTGGTGGCCGTGTTATTTGCAACGAGCTACAGCGGCAGGGCGTAATGAGCAGGCAGGACGTATTGTTGGACTATCGCTTCACCAGAGATTACCTGACGCCACAACACGTCAATGGATATCACGTATGGGCCGTACACGTTGTAAAGCAAATGCGTAAGGGCCGAGGCGTCAAGATGTGGCGGCACCTAGCCCAACACAGAGCCAACGAAATCGCTTATATTTACGGAAAGCGCGACAAGCCCGACTATCTGGGCAAGATTTATCGAAAAATTCTGGAACCAATTTGCTGGTCGGTTGGCTTCTTCTGCGAAAAAACTGACTGGTCTGTTCTATATCAAACGAAGGAAATATAATGGAACCCGATCAAATGCCCGAAATGCCCGAAATGCGTGGCGCGAATATGCGGCAGGAAAAACGCCCACAAAAAGATATGGGCCAAGCATCGCCAGAAATCGCGGCTGCACTTGTTCAGCGTCTTGGCTCAATGTCTGAGCAGGAACTTGCAATGCTCGACAGCGTTATCAGCCCAGAAGTGGCGCAAGTACTGATGAAGCTGCTTCCAGAGCTTGCAGAGCTTATTGCGGCAATAGAGGGTGGCGCAGGCGGTGGACAAGCCCCTATGCCCCGTCAGATGGCTTCTGAGGCCGCGCCAGAGCAAATGGGCGCACTGGGCGGCATGGGCTAATGATGATCAGAACGGCGACACCTCTGGATATATCTGCATTATACGGAATGCTGCACGTAATGCATTCTGAAACAATACACGATGTGTCGCCAATCCGATCTGACAAGCTGATCGCAGCAATCAGCCGCGCCATTCACGATGGTGTTGTGTTGGTGGCTGAAATAGACGGCAGAATTATTGGCTCAATTGGTGGCGCAGAAATGACCGACTGGTGGAGCGACAAAAAATATCTGGCCGACAATTGGTTTTTCGTTTATCGCCAACACAGAAAATCGACCATTGCCACCCGATTAATTAAGAAATTTATGAAAATCGGACAAGAGTCTGGCGTACCAGTCAAGTTAGGTCACGTCTATTCTGGCGATGTAGATCGCAAAGATAATTTTTACGAGCGGCTTGGTCTGACCAAAGTCGGCTCACTTTTCACGGAGGCTTAATCATGGGCAGCATGTGTACACCATCATATTCGTCGCTACCAAGCTCATCTGATACATACAGCGCAGATGAAGTTCCATCTTGGGTATCCTCCGCTGGCAGATCGTTATTTGAAAAAGCATCAGAAATTGCGGCGTCAGATTATCCAACATATTCGGGCGATAGAATTGCAAATTACGGTGATGACAACAGCAAGCTGACCGATCAAGAGCGCAAGGGCATGGGCCTACTTGGCAGTATATCCGACACGGCAAAACCCTATTTAGATAAATTCAATACTGTTTCAGACACTCTGGGACAAGGCTATGGCGCTGCAACTAGAGACGATTTGCTCGGCGGCGAGTATGAATTTGATCCATTTAGCCTTCAAGGCGCACAGGGTTACATGGATATCTATCAAAACGCGATGGACCCTGCGGTGCGCGAAATCGAAGAGCAAACCACCCGCGCTCAAAACGATGCACGGCAACGGGCCGCAATGGGCGGTGGATCATTCGGATCACGTCTGGGCATAATGGAAGGCACAGCGGCTGGCGAGGGCGCACAGGCCGCTGGAGACCTCAGAGCGAGGGCAGGCCGCGAGGGCTTAGACTTTGCCTCTGGACGATTTGATGTGGATCGCCAGTTCGGTGCAGAACGATTTGACACTGAACGTGCGAACAGATTTAGCGCAGAAAATACATTGCGTTCTGGCTACGAAACGGATGAGGCGTCACGGCGAAATCAGATGGATAGCTACGCCACTGCTGGCACGTTGGCGGCAGACCTACAAACTCAAACGGCGCAGGGTCTTATCTCATCTGGCGAGGCAACGAGACAGCTAGACCAACGCGCTCTAGATTTAGCCTACGCTGACTACCTTGATCAGCGGGAGTATCCAGCCGAGCAGTTGAACTTTGCTCTGGGTGCGCTGTCCCAAACGCCTTATTCCAAGGCGTCCAGAGGCTATCAGACAGGCACACAGATGTCGGCCAATCCTTCCGTGTACGGCCAGACAGTCAGCGGCATTGGCGGTCTGTACAGCGCGTATAAATTGATGAACCCAACAAAATAAAAGGGCTAGGGCATGGAACTGGGCGCAAGCGACACTACTGAATTTGACAAAATGATGGGTGCATTGGGAATGCTTTCTGGCAGTAAGGCTGGAGCGCAGAAAGCCTTTGACGCAGCAAGCGCCATGTACGCCCCCGTTGAGGAGGCCAATCCTTGGGAGGCTTCCCTGCGATACTTTCTGGAAATGGGCAAGCAGGCATCACAACCGGGTTCCACATTGTTTGGGTCGGCTGTTGGGGCTGGCCTTGTTCCGCTCGACTACCTGACTGCCAAAAAGAAAGAGAAGCGCGACAGAGACGAGAAGGTGGCCTCAACGGCGATGTCTCTTGCGCCATCGCTGAAGCCGAAGGCTGGTAAAGTCACATATCGTCCTGCCACCGCTGCCGAATTAACACAATACGGTGCAACCGCTGGTCAAATGGGCAGTGATGGAAAGTTTTATGATTTATCTAAAACGGCTGGATCGACATCCTTGTCAACATTTGGAATTGTTGATGGTGCGGATGGAAGATTAGCTTTAGAAACAATTCTTGGAAAACCTGTTGCAGTAGATGGGTTTGGTAATGTTGTTTTAAATAGTGCCGACCAAACTACAGCCTTAACCGCTGGACTGTTAATCCCAAAACAGTCGGGAGATAGCAAAATAACAACAAAAACAATCGGCCAAGGTACATTGGCAGAATATATGAGCGAAGAAGATGCCAGAAAGTTTGTTAAAGACTTAGGTTTGCCCGAAGATAACCCAAATTTTGAAAGAATTGTTGGGCAAATAACAGCAGGAGATAGCAGTCAAGTAGGCAGAGCCGTTACTCAGGCTGGAGTGTATCTGGAGTTATTCCCAGTTTATCAAAATGAAAACATGGTAAACCTTC